AGAAATTCGCAGGGGATTGTGGGGGCCGATGATTTATGATCCCAGAATGAAAAGCCAGCAAGGTCGGTGCTATGATAGCCCCCAAGATGCTGTTAAGGCGGCATTAGCAGGAGAAAGACCGATAAAAATGGAAGTGACGGAAAAATAGGAAAACTTTAAAAAGGAGAACAAAATGGATAATATGTGCCCTGTAAAAGAAAAAACAACCCAAGTTGCGGCAGAGATGGAAGATAGTAAGACAAATAGCATTCGATTGGAAGAACTTGTAACAGCATTGGAAGGCCGATTGTCGGGGGTGCTAATGATGAGGGATGGCTTGGAAGATAAAGAAGAAAAGCCAATGAAAGAAAGGGTTCTGTTAGCTGGTTCCATGCACGCCGTAAATGAAGAAACACTTGCAAGTTTAACCCGTCTCCAGTCAATACTGGATAGGCTTGAACTTTAACAAGGAAAAAAGAAATGAAAAGCCTTAAAGAGAAAATGTTATATCTTAATGAATTGTGCGGCGACTCGCTAACGATTATAAAATATAACCTTTGGGAAGTAGGCTCTTACTTAGAAGAGAGTTTTCTACGTTGGGAGAAGGGGAGTCAACAACACGAAGATTTAGAAACGGCGATAGACAATGCCATTGCATTTTGCGAAAGAAAACTTAAGGAGGGAAAGAAAGATGTCATTAACACTTGAGCAGTTGCAGGAACGGCGAAAGGGTATCGGGGGGAGCGATAGCCCTGTTATCTTGGGAGTTAGCCCGTTTAAAAATATTCATGATTTATATCTGGAAAAACGGGGATTAGTAGTGGAAGAAACAGAAACCCCAGCAATGAAAAGAGGGGCGATGCTTGAGCCTCTTGTGGCTAATATGTATCAAGCGGAGACAGGGAGGGAGACGATTATAGAAACAAAATTATTTAAACATCCTCAACTTGACTTTTTTCTTGGAAATGTTGATCGAAAAATTATGGATTTGGAAAAAGGGGCGGGTATTCTCGAAATCAAATGTCCAGGCCTCCAAGTTTTTGGAAAATGCAAAAGGGAAGGATTGCAGGATTATTACCAAATCCAGTTGCAGCATTACCTTGCCGTTACTGGCTGCAAATGGGGAGCCTTTGGAGTGTTCAATGCCGAACAATGGGATTTAATTCATTTTGATGTTGAGCGAGATGATGAATTAATTGATTTCATTATTGAAAAGGACACAAAATTTTGGGAAATGGTGAAAGCCGGAACGCCGCCCCCGGAAGAAGAATCGGCCATTGATTTGCCTGCCATTGGCGGGGAGTTGGTGCAGGTAACAAGCCCGGAGTGGGAAGAGGCAATAACAGATTTCACCGAAGCTAAGGCGATTAGGCAGGAATGGGAAGAGCTTGAAAAAACGGCGAAAGAAAAGCTTACAGGCATGATGGAATCTGAAGGAGCGGGGGTTATAGAAGGATTTAATTTCCGGGGGTACTATCAGGAGCAGGCCGGGAGGATAATTTTTGACAAGAAAAAACTTAGCTCTGAACACCCGGAAATTGCTTTAAGCCAATATGAAAAAAAAGGAAAGCCATTTAAGGCATTTAGGCCATATATTTTGAAAGGAGGAATAAATGAATGAGCAAATTGTAAAATATGAAACAGGATACGGAGAAATCACACTATCCCCAAATATTGTAAAAAAATATTTGGTAAGCGGGGCGGGTAATATCACAGAACAGGAAATAATGATGTTCCTTGCTCTCTGCAAGTACCAGAAATTGAATCCGTTTTTAAGGGAAGTTTACTTAATCAAATATGGGGCGGAAAAAGCAACGATAGTTACAGGGAAAGAAACTTTTTTGAAACGAGCCTACCGAAATCCAAAATATCAGGGGCATGAAACCGGCGTCTCGGAAGATGGGCAAATAGCATGGGCAAAAGTATATATGAAAGGATATCAAGTGCCCATCAAGTGCGAAGTTGATTATGAAGAATATGTAGGGGTAAAAAGAGATGGAACGCCTAACCGTATGTGGGCTGAAAAACCGAGAACTATGTTAAAAAAAGTGGCATTAGTCCAGGCGTTAAGAGAAGCATTGCCAGAAGATTTGGGCGGCTTGTATTCACAAGAAGAAATTCCCTCTGTCGGAGAATTAAGTATCGACCCTGTAGTTATGAACGCTGAAACCGAGCAAAAAACCGATGCAAAAAAAGAAGTGTTAAAGGAAAAACTCAAAAAACAAAAACGGTTTATCTTGGAAAAAGAAAAACCTGCAACTACCGAGTCTTTTGTCCTCTGTCCTGAGCGAAAAAACGACCAGGTTTTAAAAAGTTTCTGCAACAATGAATGCGAAGATAGAGAAGGCTGTCCGGCTTGGGAAGATGAAGACAGAGCAGCGCAAACAAAGACAGCACAGGCATCCCCGAAATCTGAATCAGCACTCTCGGAAGAAATAGGTAGAGCAAAAATGATAGCCGATAATTTTGTTGCCCATATTAAAACGGATATCAAGAGTGAAAAACATCTCAATAACTGGATCAGGAACAACAAGGAAAAAATTGAGGAAATAATGGCTGTTGATCCTGAAAGCGGAGGACGTATTGAAGAAGCCATTGAGGTGAAAAAAGAGAAGTTAGGGATTGAACCTGGCACGTCATTAATTTAAAGGAGGGGATCATGAACATAGCAGATGCACGAATAAACGAAGTAATTGAAATCAGAGCGAAAGATCAAATTTTGAATGATATAGGAGACATGGTTGATGACTTGGTGGAAAAAATCACTTTGAATGTTGAAGAAACCAAAGAAAAGGCAGCTTTTGCCATAAAATGTACTCTAAGCGGCAAAGAAGGTATTCTCCATTTTGAAATTACCGGAAGCACGACTTTATCCACTCCCAAAATAATCCGGAAAGCACAAATTATTGATAAACAGTTGAAGCTTTTTTGATTTTTATTCTTGGAGGTAAATCGATGAATCTCGTTAAACTCCGTAATCTCTTCGCAGAGCCGATAACCGAAGAGGACTTGTGGGCACGTTACGGAATAGCCACAATTTACAAAGCGGAGAAGGAAAGAAGGGAGTTTTTAGCAAAGGCAAGGCGCAAATATCCGGTTTTTGAATTATACCAGACATGGAAGAGAATGTTGCAAGACTTTTAGAATTGAAACCGCCTGCCGGTTGGCGATAATAAACCGGATTTTCTCCTCCCCTGTTTTGCGGGTTTCCAGGGGCAAAAAACAGAACCCGCACCATTTAACACAAAATTGAGTAGGAGGGAACTATGGTTATGCCCTTTGTGACACATAAAACGAAAGCGGGAGGAAAACAGGACGCGCATCCAGAATGTGAAACTTAGTAACGAGTAGTTGCCATAGCCCATAGGGTATTTTGGCCACGATCTTTTGATACGTGTAGCGAACAGAAAATAGCAAAGCTGGCAATGTGAGGATAGGATGCCCGGTGGGGCCGCCGTAACCAATCGGCAACGTAAATGAGTACCACTTTTCCCCTACGAACGTGCCTGGCACAAACCGCCTGGACTGAAACACAGAGGGCATAACAATTACCCACCAGAAAGGAAAACAATGAAAATAGAAATGTTACATCGAAGATACTTTAGGACTCAAAAAGGAAGGGGACAGGATGGTACTTGCCAGATATCACAACGACTTTAGAGGGATAAAGCATGAGGAAGAAAAACAGAACCTTATTAGATGCAGTGAAAATTACGGGCTGTGTTTGGGCGATAGACTCCAAAGGGGGTAATGTGGAATATAAAATTACGAAGCAACAATGCCAGGACAGTATAAGCGGGGTTTGCTCACAGTGTGGTGGGGCATTAGAACCACTCGAAACAGTAGACAATTCAGGTGATCCTACTTTTTGGAGTGGATGCCTGAAATGTTCCCGTTTTGATAATGGAGTAGATCCTCAGGTATATGCCACAGCAAAAAAATTAGTTGAGGATTGCCAATATAGGCCATATTCCTCTTGCTACATAGAGGACAACGACAGTGAAGAGTTAAAGCAATATAAAATAGAATCTCAAATAGGCGGGATGTGTAGCACCGTTCGTGATGTTCTTAGAATTCACAAAGAAGTTTTAAAAGGAGAACAACCAATCGTAGAAAAAAAGAGATCCCAGTTTGAATTGAGATAACTTTAAGTAAGGGGAAATATTATGAAACTTGCCATTGAATTAGTCCCAAGTACATCTTGGTACAATAACTTGCGAAGTCTGATGTCAAAGACTGAGTGGGATAAAGTAAGAAAAGAAACTTATGCTAAATATGAGCATAAATGTGGGATCTGCAAAAAAAATAGCCACCAGTTTCATTGCCATGAGATATGGAAATATGATGACCACAACTACAAGCAAAAATTGGTAGGCTTTATCTCTCTTTGTACTTTATGCCATCATGTTAAGCATATAGGCTTAGCTGGCATTTTGGCAGCTAAAGGTAAGTTAGATTATGAGAAAGTTGTAGATCATTTCATAGAGGTGAACAAATGTCTTAGATGTGATTTTGAGAAACACAAAAAACAAGCTTTTGTTCTGTGGAAGAAAAGATCAAAACATAAATGGGAAGTAGATGCGGGGAAATATAGCCTTTAATTAATATTTCGGTAGAGGCAAAAAACTGACCCGCTGAACTAAATTATTATACCACAGGAGGTAAAGCATGGTTTATCTTAATGGAAAAAAAGTACAAAACGATGCAATAGACCCGGCTAAACATATATTTATCGGTTGTTTTCGTCCTCCAAGTCCGCCTGCTTCAAATTGGCCTATTTCAGAAGGAGCGTGGAGGGTTATTGCTTGCCCATGTGGAGATCATCTATGGACAGTTAAAGCTTGTCACGAACATTGGAGAGATGGTCATTTAGATGTCCCCCAGTATATTGATATTGTGGACTAACAGACAAGGCACTCTTGCCAAGAGATATTAACCTGTCCGGTAAATAATGAGGAATCATTAAAGCATTAAAGGGAGATTTAAAAATGACAGACCGCAAATATAAAATTGCCAGGAATAAGTTGATCCCATCCGCAGAAAAATATGCAAATAAAAAGGAAGGAAAAACCAACAAGCCTCCGCAATCACATGAAGACTGGGTTAAGAGATGGAATTTGGCTTTTTTAGGAAGAATGGATGAACTTTGGCAAGGGAAAAAGGGTTGGTAAATTGAGTTTGGCATTATTATTTTTGGACAAAAAAGAAAGTTGAGGCATGCAAAAATGACAAAAGAAACACCCTACGGGGACGCATTAATTGAAATAGAAAACGGATTGTGGGAGCAGGACTATAGAGTTGATGAAGAGATTGCTGCTCCATATTCGTATACCCACGATCATTTCAGGGCTTGCCTTAAAATATTTATGAACTCTCTGCTTTGGAAAATGTGGGAAAAAATGGAAGGTGAGGCTACTGAGAAAAAAGCCGCTTCTGCCGAAAAACTTGGGAACAAAATAAGAGAGCTTATCTTTGAATTTACGGGGATTGATACTTCTAAACTTTGAGGAGATTAAAATCGTTTTGCGCCCCTTGTTACTTGCTGCATGGCAGCCCAGCTTAGGGACGACTCGGAGTCAATTTAAGCCGCCTTCGTTTAGCAAAGGCCACGCTAATTAGTCGAGGGAAAGATAGAGTCCATGGCAAAGCAAGGGGCGTATAATCAATAAAATCAAAGGAGGTAGTTATGAAATGGATTGACGTAAAAGACGAATTACCAAGCAAGTCAGATGGTGTTTTGCTATGGAATGGGTCAGAAATAGATATATATTACTATTATATAAGAGCGGATTTCGAGGAAGCTTATAAGGACGTTACCCATTGGATGCCACTGCCAGAACCACCGTCCTTATAACAAATCAATAAAAGCACCGGGCAAAAAAGCGGTGCCAGCGATTTTCAAATTAGATAGATGGAAATACTAAAAAAGGAGACAAAATGGACACCACAACAAAAAACGATTCAGATAAAATACAATTTGGGGATATTTACAAGGGTTACGTTATAAAAGAAGAAGAAACACAAATGTATATAGGCGAAAATAGTGACATGTATAGGGTTTTTTTAAGAGAGCAGGCCGCACGATTTACAAAAAAAGAAGCGATAGAATATCTCCAATCAGGATGTTTTATCGAAAAAGGTAAGACATATTGGATAGAAGATGCTTGCCAATTACAAGGAGAATAAAATGAACCCATATCTAAAAATAACCTTGTTTTTTCTTAGTCTTTTTATCGCCTCCTATTTTATTTTGGGTTGCTCTGTTGCACCCAAAGTGTACAGGCTGCATGATCTTAGACATACCTGGGGAGAGCATCATTATGGGGAGATAGATTTTGATGATTAAGGGGAGTGAATTGAAGCCATACTTTGAAACGAAATTAGGAAAACTTTACCATGGGGATTGTACTGAGATTATGCCAGAACTTGAGCCTGTGGATTTGGTGTGGACTTCTCCGCCCTATAATTTGGGTAGACCATATGACGAATATCAAGACGACATCCCAGACCAAGAATATACAAATACTCAACATGCTGTTTTTAAATTAATGTATAATTTGTTGAAACAAGATGGAGCAATTTTTTATAACCACAAACCAAGAATATTAAACGGCGTTTTAGACGATCGAAAACGACTTATCCCTTTTCCAATACGGCAAGAAATAATATGGAATAGGGTGGGTATGTTTAATTTCGCAGGTTCTTTTTTTGCGCCATCTACAGAAAGAATATTTATAATTTGTAAGGATAAATGGCGACCGATAAAAAAATATGTTAAATTTGGTGAAGTATGGCGCGTACCTGTTGTCCCAGGTAGAGATAAAAGAGCAAATCATCCAGCACCATTCCCCGTAAAGCTTTCTGAGATGGTTGTAATGTCGTCAACTAATGAAGAGGATTTAGTTCTTGATCCGTATTTTGGTTCAGGCACAACCGGAGTAGCCTGTGAAAAATTAAACCGTAAATGGCTAGCTTGTGAGACTTCAGAAAAATACTGCGAGATAGCGGCAGAGCGTATAGAGCGGGAAACACAGCAGTTAAAGATAAGTTTTGACGATTAAGGTTTAATTAAAGGGGGGTATTATGTGTTTTATACATAAGTGGACAAACTGGGAACAGTATGAAAAGCGAGGAATAAAAATTCTTGGGCGGATTGCCCCCAAAAATGTTCAA